CATGGATGCAGTTAACGCATGGGTTGATCCAGAGCAATATAAGATAGATAGAGTTTATCCATCAATCCAAGAACAACTCGATATGCAGTATTGGGATAGTGTGAATGGTACGACTACTTGGAAGGATGCTATCGATACTGTTAAAACGGAGAATCCTAAACCATGAGTAATGTTGTAATTCAAGGAAACGCTAGTGGGACAGGTGACTTTACTATTGCTGCCCCTAATAGCAACACTGATAGAACTCTGACGTTACCTGATGTTGCTGGCACTGTGTTGACTAGCGGTAGCAATGCAGACTTTCCAGCAGGTAGTGTGTTGCAGGTTGTTACTACAATAGCAACTGAACCGCAAACATATACAGGAACATCTTATGCTGCGTTAAATGATTTATCTTTAAACATAACGCCTACAGCTACTTCAAGCAAAATACTATTAATTGCTAATATGAACGCTGGCACATCAACTCGATACGTTAACTTTAGACTTTATAGAGATTCTACCGCAATTGGAATAAGCACTTATACTGGCGGATCAAGCAGCGAGTTACTTAGTTTTGGTTTAGGTTTTAATAATGACGAATCAAATCAACAATTTGTTGTTCAAAGCGGTGGAGGTTCTGTTTTAGATTCTCCTTCAACTACAAGTCAAATTACTTATAGCGTTCAAGCTAGAATACATTACGGCACAGGAACTGCTTTATATATAAACAGACCATCGTATGTAGACGGTAATGCTTATGGTTACTATACAGCATCTAATTTTATTGCTATGGAGATTGCACAATGACAGATAGAGCAAATGCAATTATGTCTTTGCGTCCTAATGCTGAATTTAGTCTTGTTGGATCTCACAATTTAACATGGTTAGACAAAAAACAAACACGACCAACTGACGCAGAGATAGACGCTGAAGTAATTAGACTACAAGCTGAGTATGATGCGCAACAGTATGCTCGTAGTCGTGTCACTGAGTATCCAGCAATAGGCGATCAACTAGACGCACTGTATCACGCTGGTGTGTTTCCTGATGACATGGCTGCACAGATTAAAGCAGTTAAAGACAAGTATCCAAAAGGTTAATTATGAGTACAATCGCAGTCAATGCAATTACAGATGCTAATTCTGGTAATACAACAACCATCAATGGAGTTACGCCTAATACATCTAATGTAATCGGTAAGAATAAGATTATGAACGGTGCAATGACTATTGACCAGAGGAATGCTGGTGCTGCTGTTACTACTACCTCAGGATACACATTAGACCGATGGAGAGTGTATGAGCAATCTGCTGGGGCAATGTCCTTTCAACAAGTTGCTGACGCTCCTGATGATTTTAAATATTCTTTAAAAGCAACTACTACAACAGCAGACGCTTCTGTAGATGCGTCAGACTACAATGTAGTTTTACAGCGTATTGAAGGCACTTCTGTTTCTGATTTGAATTATGGAACATCGGCTGCTAAAACAACTACGTTATCTTTTCATGTTAAGTCATCATTGACAGGAACATTTGGTGGTTCTTTTCGTAATAACGGTGGTGATCGTTCGTATCCTTTTACATACACAATTAGCAGTGCTAACACTTGGGAAAAGAAAACAATCACTATTGCTGGAGATACTACTGGAACATGGCTAAACACTACAGGAATGGGATTACAAGTTAATTTTGGTTTAGGCGTAGGTACTACTTACACAGGAACTTCTGGAGCATGGGTAGGCGCAGGTAATTTTTCTGCTGATAGTTCTGTTAATGTTATTAGTACTTTAAACGCAACATGGCAAGTTACAGGAGTTCAGCTAGAGGTTGGCGACACAGCTACTGAGTTTGAGCATAGACCATACGGGATAGAGTTGGGATTGTGTCAAAGGTACTATCAACAACCAATAGATAGCGGATTAGATTTCTTTGCAGGATATTTTGTAAACGGTAACTATGGTCCAGGTGTTTTTGATACATGGGTTGTTGAGATGAGGACAACACCCACGGTAGTTTTAACTCTTGGTAGTTTAAACGCTGTCGGTAGTGTATCTGTCAATTATTTTGACAAAAAAAGATTTCACTTGAATCCAACTGCTAACGCTACTAGTAATGGTTTTTATTATGTAGCTAAATTAACAGCAGATGCGGAGTTATAAATGTACAAGATAAGAGAGAAAAATTTAATTACTGATGAAACTATGGCAGGAATTATTCGTACATCAGACGGTGCAATCATTCCTGATGATGAAGCTAATACAGATTGGCAGGAATATCAAAAGTGGTTAGCAGAAGGCAACACGCCTGATCCAACAGACTAATGAAAAACTTTGACTTAGCTACGTTACTTGCTGGAATCATACCAGTAATGCTTGCTGCAATGTGGTGGGTTATTAGTAACGTCAATGAGTTAAGAGGTGAGATACAATTGTTGCAAGCTAACATGATGATGTTAGTAGATCCACAAGGACAGATTATTCCTAGTCCTGGTAATGCTTTTGCAAGACATGAGTTAAAAGAAGAGATATTTCAAAGATTCGCAGACTTACACGTTAGAGTAAAGTTACTGGAGGCTAAGAGTGAAGAAGGACAGTAGACTAGAAAGAGCAGGTGTATCAGGGTTTAACAAACCTAAACGTACACCTAACCATCCTAAGAAGTCTCATGTTGTTGTGGCTAAAGAGGGTGACAAGGTTAAGACTATAAGGTTTGGTCAGCAGGGTGTATCAGGCGCAGGTAAATCACCTTCATCATCAAAAGAAAAAGCCAGGCGTAAATCATTTAAAGCAAGACACGCTAGTAATATATCTAAAGGTAAGATGTCAGCAGCATACTGGGCTAATAAGGTGAAATGGTAATGGAAGATTTAAACCAACAGATAGGTAGGCTAGAAGCACAGGTAGAATCTTTACAGCGTCAGATGGAACAGTTGCGTATAGACGTTCAAGGAATGACTGAGCTAGTAACTAAATGGAAAGGTGCTGGTGTACTGCTGTTAATACTAGGTGCTTCCTTTGGGTGGCTAGTAGACCTTATCCTTAATAGATGACTAAAAAGTACTTGACTTTATTGTCAATATGTGGTATATTTCTTTTACAAGGATGCACCGCTTTAGGTATTGCTAAAGCTATAATGCCAGGTAAATCTGGTACTAATGTCAATGCTAATGCTCAGGTAGGTAAAGAGAATACACAGCAGGTAGTAGGTCAACAAGACAACACCAAGATCGAAGGTGAGAATGTTAATGTTAGTCAGAAGGAAAATGACAGCAGCATTAACACATCTAAAGTAGATAGCCTAGTGCAGAATAATACTAATGTACCAATGTGGTACTTATTGTTGTTGGTATTAGGGTGGTTACTTCCTAGCCCACAAGAGATCTGGGCAGGGTTTGTCAACTCAATAGAAAGAATAATTCATGGCAAGAAGCGTAACAGCCGTAAAAACAAGAACAAACGATAGCGCAAAGGTTGATATGTATACTGTTCCAGCAAAGAACACTGCTGAGATACATATGATTTATATCTTAGCTACTGCTGGTAATGAGGACGCAGACTTGTACTGGTATGACAGTCACACAACAACAGAGTATCCACTAGCTCATGCTAAAACATTACAAGCAACTAATGGTGAGTATTTGTTGTTAAAAGACTTACAGATAGATTTAAAAGAGAACGATGTAATTCGTGTTAAAAATAGCGGCACATCGAGCACGATTACTTACATAGTAACTATGGAATTAAAACCATCATTAGCAACACAATTTCACTCATAGGAGATAGATATGCCAGGATACGGATACGGTAAAAAAATGAAGCCAATGAAGAAAAAGAAACCAGTAAAGAAAAAGAAGTAATGCCTAAGGCAAAGTCTAAGGTAAATCAGGCTGGTAATTATACTAAGCCTACAATGAGGAAGAGGTTATTCGAGCAGATTAAAGCTGGCAGTAAAGGAGGTAATCCTGGTCAGTGGTCTGCTCGTAAAGCCCAGATGTTAGCAAAGCAATACAAAGCTAAGGGAGGAGGTTATAAGTAATGCCTCTGAAGAAGTCACAGAAAAGCCTAAAGAAGTGGACTAAGCAAGAATGGAAAACTTCTGATGGTTCTCCTAGTAAAGGTAAGAAAAGATATTTACCTAAAGCAGCTTGGGATAGTTTATCTCCTTCTGAAAAAGCAGCAACTAACAGAGCTAAAGCTAAAGGTAATAAAAAAGGTAAACAGTTTGTTAAGCAGCCTAAAGCTATAGCAAAGAAAACCAAAAGGTTTAGATAATGAACTACTTAGATTTAGTTAATGACGTACTAATAAGACTGAGAGAAGACGAGGTAACTGCTACAACAGATACTCCGTACTCTAAGTTAATTAGTAAGTTTGTTAACGATGCTAAAAGAACAGTAGAAGATTCGTATCAGTGGAATGCTTTGTCTGAAACGTTGACGGTTACTACTGCTGATGATTTGTTTAACTATGTTATGACAGGGTCAGGACAACGCTTTAAAGTCATTGATGTTATTAATAGTGAGGACAATTTTTTCTTAGAGTATATGCCTTTTAGTCAGATGAATAACTTGTTTCTTAATCAGACACCACAAAAAGGTTCTCCGTACTACTATAACTTTAACGGTGTAGATACTAACGGAGACACGCAAGTAGATATCTTTCCTATTCCTGATGGGGTTTACAATGTATTTTTTAACATATTTAAACCACAGGCATCACTAAGCGCAGGAGCAGATGTACTTAAAGTTCCTTCAGAGCCTGTACTTAAATATGCTTATGCAATGGCTGTAGCAGAACGAGGTGAGGACGGTGGACTAGCTGCACAAGAAGCCACTGCACTAGCTGATTTGTCATTAGCGGATCACATAGCTATTGAGAATGGTAGATACAGTGACGAATATGTTTGGCATCAAGTCTAATGGCTGGTCGATTACAATCATCAACAATATCAGCACCAGGCTTTCTTGGTATTAACACACAAGAGAGCAGTGTTGATCTTGCATCAGGCTATGCACTAGAAGCATACAACTGTGTTATAGATAAGTTTGGTCGTATAGGTGCTAGACGAGGTTGGCAGAAAGTAAACAGTTCTACTAACTCTG